TCCAGCCCTATATAAAAAAGAACAATGCAAGTGTTCTACTTCTCTAATTCCTTCAATAAAATTCCATTGAATATTGGGTTCAGAATCAATATTTTTGATTAATCCTGTAGATTGTGAAGCATCAATAGGCTGTCCAGTAATGATAGATCCACCTACAGCACCTACATTGGGAAATTGAGTAGCATGACTATACAAGCTTTGCAAAACTGTTGATTCTGAAACACAATCATCATCTACCCGCCAGACCCAATCAAAACCCATAAGGTTTGCTTTTTGATGGATATGATGTTGCCCTTTTTTTTCTGCAAACAGCCATTCCCATTCAATCCCTTTGATCTGCATCTGCTGAAATAAGTTCTGATAAATGAACTCTTGTCGCATATCTTGGGGTTCATCATTGTCATCAAAAATAATTACTTTATTTGGTAGCCAAGTCTGATTAATAACCGCCTGTAAAACAAGCGGTAAAGTCGTATGGTATCTACCTCTGGTAGCTATTGAGCATAAAACTTTACTCATTATCCCACCTGCAAATCATCAAATTGCTTAAATTAATATTGGTAATCGGTTGCAGTTTGTCAGAAATATCCCCAAAATGATTGATGTAGGCGAACTTAAAGCCGGAGAAATTAGATTCATTTAAGCCATGCAACTTATGGTGTTCACCCCAAAAGCCTTTAGGCTCATTGTGTGGAACAGTTATCAAAAGTCTATGGCAATGCCTTTTAAGCATTTCTACAATCTCTAAACCATTGTCTAAATGCTCAATTACTTCAAAAGCAATAATGGTGTCGTAGTGGTCAACTCCAATTTTATTAATATCAACATTAACAAATTCACAATTAGCTCGCCATTCTTGTTCTTTAGCAACTTGAATAATAATGGGGTCATAATCTATGCCCATATAGGTATAGTTATCAGGCAAAAATTGGCATCCATATCCTGTAGAACAGCCAATCTCTAATATAGATGTTCCTTTTAAATTTTGTCTAGCCCAGTTATATCTTTGTGTTTCCCTTGGAAATACGGCATCACCTTTAAGAAATACTGCCCTTTCATAGTTATTTGATAACAAATATCTATAGTGATCCATGTTGTATTTTTTAGCTAATTTCAATTCATTTTTAAAGAAAACATTGTTCCAATTTGACACTAAACTGTTGTCATGAACTGTTCCTTCAGCGGCATGATAGATAGGAAAGTCGCCTTTCCATCCTACATCTACAAGGCTAAATCCAGCTTTATCTGCTCTATAGCAAAAATCTATATCTTCACAACCACCTATGTCAAAGCTTTCATCTAATAAACCAATAACATCAAATACCTTTTTATCAATCATTGTGCAAAAGAAAACACCAAATTTTTGATTTGTAATTGGGGAGTATTGGGTAAGAACAGAAGTAATGTTGTGAGTATGCAGTCGTTCAAGCCATCTATTTTTGGTTTGTTCTAGCAAGACTGTATCGTTATTAAGCAATACTATTTTTTCTGTTGAAGCAACTTTAATTCCCTCATTAGTGGCTTTAGCAAAACCTAATGGGTAGTCATTCCAAACAACTTTACAGTTTGGGATGGCTGTTTGCAAATAAAGCAAATAAGCATCAGTATTATCTGTGCATCCATTAGCAGAAATGACCAACTCTATGCTGGTCATTTCGGTGTATTTAATTATGGAATCAATACACGGTTTTAGATATTTCTCACAATTATTGTAAGTCGGTATCACTACCGAATATTTTGGGGATTGCATCACTAATCCTTTATGGTTTGTTTTTTAATTCCTCAATTTCTTTTTGAAGTTTAAGAACTAAGTTTGCTAATTCTATAACAGAAACCAAAGCCGCACCACCATAGTTAACAGTTTTGTATCCTTGAGCGTTTACAGAAACAGTTTCTTTTAAAACAGCTTCTAATGATTGAGCAGAAACACCAGCCTGAGTATCTTCCATATCAATACGGTCATAAATACCGTGTTTAACTTTTGAAAGTTGTTCAATAAAGTTTTCTGGCAGATCCCTCCAGTTTGATTTTAATCTTTCATCAGAAGTAGACTGCATTGCTACTGCATACAAATATCCGTTGCTACCATTGTAGTAAACAGAAGTATTGCTATATGGAGTTTGATTTGATCCAGTAGCACTTACACCAACCAAATAATAATTAGTATTAGCACTTGCAGCAGTAGAGTTAACTACATTTGATGGTCCGGCTGCACCACTATATCCTGAATATCCAGATGCGCCATTTGATCCTGTGCCGCCACTATATCCAGAATAGCCTGATAAACCTAAACCGCTATATCCAGAATAACCAGAAATTCCAGATCCACTATAGCCTGAATAACCAGAAACTCCAGAACCACTATAACCAGAAATTCCTGAATAGCCACTAATTCCTGAGAATCCTGAATAACCAGAAATACCACTATAACCAGAAAAACCACTTATTCCGCTAAATCCAGAATAACCTGAAATTCCAGATCCACTATAGCCACTTATTCCGCTAAACCCTGAGAATCCACTAAAGCCAGAGAATCCTGAAACACCTGACCCTGAATAACCAGAATATCCAGAAGTTCCTGAATATCCAGAAATACCGCTAAAGCCTGAAGTTCCAGAATATCCTGATTGGGTATACATGACTTCAGTAACAGTCAAAATAATGCTTGGCGATACTGGAGTAACTGGTGAAACCCCTGCAGCCAAAGTTGCTAAAGATAGTTGTGTTGAAGTTCCAGACCAAAATACTTCAACATAATCTCCACCACCAGCTTGACTTGTTGCTACAAAATTAACTGTACCAACTATATCGCCATGATTACCGCCATGAGAAGCAGGAATGTCAAAATAGCTTGCAGAATAAGGATAATCAACACCGTTATATCTTAGCCAAATTGTTGCTGTTTCAATGGATGAACTTGCGTTATCAAACTGAATTGAAAAAGTAAATGAATAAGTTGCTTGATGAGCAAAAGTAATTTTGCTACCGCTAGTAATGGTAATTCCATTATTTTCAGCAGTTGAATTAAGTGTGATTGCTTGTGCCGCAGTTGTGCTTACTAAATGCTGTGTAGTGGTGTCATAGAATGAACCATAGTACCCCAATGCTCCACCTGCTCCAGTAGCACCTATAGCACCAGAATATCCACTTATGCCTGAGTAACCGCTAAATCCTGAAATTCCACTATAGCCCGAAATTCCTGAAAATCCGCTAAACCCAGAAATACCTGAGAATCCTGAATAGCCAGAAATGCCAGAAAATCCTGAATAGCCACTTACACCAGAACCGGAATAACCAGAAATTCCTGAGAATCCTGAGTAACCTGAAATACCAGAATATCCTGAAATTCCTGAGTAACCTGAAATTCCAGAATAACCACTAAAGCCACTTATTCCAGAAAAACCTGAATAACCTGATACGCCTGATCCAGAGTATCCTGAGTAACCTGATGTACCTGAGAATCCACTGAAGCCTGATATACCAGATGCTCCAGTTGGTCCGACTATTTGACCTACATTATTCCAAGCAGATCCTGTCCAAATATAAAGATCCCCGTTTGAATCTACAATGTAAGCATCATTAGGTTGGTTTCCTGTTGGTGGCAATAAAGCTGGATTAGCAACAGAACCTTTAATATTAATGTTTGCGCCTTGCTGACCGCTAAAGCCACTAAAACCGCTATAGCCAGAAATACCAGAACCTGAGTAACCTGATATTCCAGAAAAGCCTGAATAGCCTGAAATACCGCTATAGCCAGAAAAAGAACTATATCCTGAGTAACCTGAAATCCCTGAATAGCCTGAGAATCCGCTTATGCCACTTCCACTATATCCAGAGTAGCCAGAAATACCAGATCCCGAATAGCCTGAAATTCCAGATCCTGAATATCCTGAATAGCCAGAAAATCCGCTTATGCCAGAATAACCTGAAAATCCGCTAATTCCAGAAAAACCAGAAAATCCAGAAAAACCAGATTGACCTGAAAAACCGCTATATCCAGATTTACCCGAATAGCCAGAAAAACCAGAAAAACCACTAATGCCAGATCCACTATATCCTGAATAGCCAGAGTAACCAGAAATACCTGATCCGCCAACTGTTACATCCACATAGTATTTATTTACTAAATCATTAGGGTTTACAGGAGCAGAAATAACCTGACCTGTATTTGTTTGCATATTTGCAAAAGAAGCATTTAATGTGCCATTTTCTAATTGTTCAAATTGAACAAAAGAATCAGAAGTTCCAGCAGTATCTAAATTAACTGCAAATGTTCCAGCATCCCAAGCTTGAGCAACAGTTCCTTCATCCCCACGAACAACTGTAAAAATGTCACCATTAACATTGGTTACTAAAACAATTTCATTAACTAAATTGTTTACAGAGCTTACTAATGTAAGCTTAAAAGCTTGACCAGCAGATGGTTGAGGAAAATATTGACCAGTACCACTAGCTACTTTTAAAGTAGTAGCAGAGTTTGTTATTGCATTGGCAAGTGTTGTTTGTGCTTGGTTAGCAAATAATAATATGGTCATAATATTTTCCTATTTAGCACTATTAAAGAATACTGTAAGTGTCGTTTGCTGCACCAGTAAATTTAACAGTTGTAGCTGGGTAGGTTAAGGCATAAACCAATTGACCAGTTTCACTTAAAGTTGGAGTAACTGCGGCATAAAAAGTTGCGCCACTATCAAAAGATAATTGAATGGCTCTACCAGACGCAGCAGAATTTAAAACTAAAGTTGCTGGAAAAGATAAAACTGGCAAAGCTACAGTAGCAGTCGTACCAGTAAGAGTGCCTGTAATGGGGCTTCCATAGTTATACATAAGTATTCCTTTTTAAAATTGAATGATGGTACACCAAGCAGAACTAGGTGCTCCATAGCCACCAATATAGTTACCATAAGGTTGAATTAATAATTGACTGTTTCCTGCTGGATAAGTATCCATTAATGCGCCAGCAAAAGTAACTTGATAGTCTACGCCTGAATTAAAAAATTGACGGTTATTTTCACCAACGCTATTAATTCCATATTGAACGCCTAGATATAAGCCAGTATTTCCCCCTGCACCATTTCCTTCATTAATGAAAAACATGGTGAATCTATTAGGATCAAGAGTAAAAGTAGTGGTGGAGTTATAAGCTATATAGCCCCTAAACACTACAGATGGAGAAGATATTTGCGATTTAACAAAAGCTGTTGTAGCTATTTGAGTAGTATTAGTACCTACAGGGGCTGTAGGAGCTTTAGGAATACCAGTTAATGTTGGATTATAAATTGGAGCATAATTAGCTAACTGACCTTGAACCCATGAAGTGCTAGCAATGATAGTGCTGTTGTCATTAAAAGGTGCAGTAGGAACTCTTGGAGTGCCAGTAAAAGTTTGACTGTTAACTAAAGCATAAGCATTTAAGTTAACATTTCCGTCAGTTATAACCCATGCGTTATAAGTTGAGCTATAACTTAATGTAATTGGGTATCCAGCAGAAGGAATTTCACTTCCTACAAGTGGGGTATTATTTCCAGAAACAATAGGTAAAACGCCTGTAGCTGTAGAGCCTAAAGTTAAATTTAAACTTGTTGCACCTGTATTGGCATAAGCGGATTTAACAACAATAGACATTCCATCTGTTAAAGCTGTAAGATTTGATGGAATAGTAGCTGTTAAAGCATTTGCTGTTCCACCAGCTACAGCAAATAAATAGTATTGATTTTGCAATTGTGTTGATTGAACCAATCCATCCATAACACCAGCAGTATCATAGTTGCCAACAATATCATTTAAAAGAAAAGGTGTTCCAGTAGTTCCTTCTTGAGCACGAACTACTGTTAAAGTATCGTTAGATCTTGCTGTACAAAGACAAATCTCAAAAACTGTTGATGAAGCAGCGCTAACTAATGTAACTTTAAATGCTTGACCAGAACTTGGGTTAGGAAAAAGTGAGCCTGTACCCGGAGCTACGGTAATGGTAGTCTGGGTAGCATTAATTGGTGATGCCAGCGTGGTTTTCGCATTATTGGCAAAAAGCTGAACAGTCATAACTTTTCCTTATTTGGTCTGCTTGCATCACCAAGCAATTTTACATATTGTAGCTAAAAAACACTAAATTTAATACTTGCCTTCTGCAAATACATTTACAAATACTGTGCCATCTTCTAATGCTTCAATTTCATGCCATTCACCAGCAGGAAGGTTTAAAGGTTGGCTATCTTTATTAATAGTATAACTACGCCCTTCAAGACTTACTAAACAAGAACCAGCATTACACATCGTTGCATGAGAATAGGTATGTTGATGTTGTGCTAGCCCCTCACCTTTGTTAGCATGGTACACATTAAGTTGTGCGCCATCATAGGTAAATAAATGTCTTGGGGCTATATTAATCATGCTGGTGTTGTGCCAGTTGTTGCTGGCTGTGCGCTTGCTGGTGGTGCTGGCGGAACATAAGGTGTCCACTCATTCCAAACTGTTACACAAGCATTTGCCCAATCAGGCAAAACGGTAATGGGTTCATTGGCTGGTTTTGTACCATCTGGGTTATCAATAAACTCAATCCAGCCTTGTGTTTGATTCCATTGCAGGGCATGAACATTAGCAGGGATACCACATTGACTTAAGTCTAATGGGTTTGGGGCATAGGCTTTCATTACACCATCTACATATACTGCATTATCTTCAACAATAATTGTTAATTTCATTATTCATTCTCCAAAATTAAAGGCTTAATATTTTGTGGTATTTGTGCCGCAGCAAGTAATACTTTTTGACTTGTTTCATTTGCTTTTACCATTTCATTTCTAAACGATTCAACGGCTGCAGCTGTACTATGCTGTTGTCTTGCATTTTCAATCAACATCATTGGCATCATAGACATAGCACAACCCCAATCTTTTAAGGCTTCGCCAGTATTAGGATGTGTACCATGAATCTCAATAAACCAAGCACAATCAAGTTGTTTACAAGGTTCAAAATTATTTAATGGACAATTATTTTTAGGTTCTATTTTCATATATTAATTTTTAGAGCAAATAATAATGTTGGCATATTGAACATTTAATGTAACTGCAGATGATGTACCAGAGCCTGAGCCTGAAAATGAATGGGTATGCGAACCGCCGCCGCCAGTTGCGCCAGTAGTTTGACCCCCACTAGTAGCATAAGACCCCTGACAACCCGCCGTTGCTCCTTGAGAGCCGCTACCACTAGGAACGCTATGAGTATGACTAGGAATCTGTGTAGTAGAAAGTGTTGTTGCCCCTGTAGTGCCACTTATAGTAGTAGTAGTTGAAACTGTTTGATTAGAAAATACTGTACTAAATGCAGTTGTACCGCCTGTTGTACCTCCACTACCACTAACCAATCGCAAAGCATAATCGTTTAATGAAGTTACTTGTGTCCAACCAGTAGGTGCGGCAGATTGATAAAACAGCATTACTGAACCGGAGGGGATTGGACTTGCACTGGCGGCAGTTGTTTGAGTGGTTGAATCAGGAAAAGTAATTCCTGTAGCAGTCATTTGTGTTGTCATAAATTACTCCAAAAATTAAGGTGTTCCAGCAGCAATTTGACTGCCAAGTGATATAAGATTACCAGAAGAATCTAATGATGCAATCGCTGTAGTTCCGTAATAAAAATACAGTTTTCCACTAGATTCATTTATAGAAAAATCTCCAATAACAGTAGTTCCATTTAATGTAGAGTTTGTTAATGTAGGGTTATTTAATGTAGGACTTGTTAAAGTCAAACCAGAAATAGTGGTATAAGTACCACCTAAAATCATTGTTGTACTGCCTAAAGTAATTGGCGTTGCAAAGTTAGCATCCAATTCCGATAACGGAAGTGGCGTTGCTGCTGTTGCAAAAGTATAGGGAACTGACATAATTATTTTCCTTTATCCAACAGAATACCAAGTTATAGGCATACTGGAATTATTTATCCAACCAATTGTTGCGCTAGAATTATTTACCCA